CAGAAGTTTTTTCTTCAGGTATCGCTACCTGCGTCTTAACGCCTAAGAACTGCTCTTCAGCAGACATGGGTTTCTCTTCAATGTCACTCATATTTTTACAATTCCCCGTGGGTCTTCGACAACCGCTTCAACACTGTCGTCGTTAATTAACCTGAATTCATTGCCATGAACCAAGAATCGAGTACCTGAATAAGCCCGCATTACAATAAAGTCTCCTTTCTTGCAATAAGGGCCATGAGGAAAACGCTTTTTGTCCTGATATGAATCAGGGCCAAGCGCCATCACCATGCCTACTACCGAGCCAACCTCTTCAATATGAAGCGTTTTTGCTGACTTGATAATTCCGCCTTCGGTTTTCTTGTCCGGTTCAGGCATCGCAATCAGAATCTTGTACCCTTTGGGGTCAGGAAGCTGATGTGCGTTGCGAGGGTTTGCGGTGGTATCTGCCTCCACCGATCCTACTTCTGCTAATGCTTCTGCCATTAGTTTGTCCTTGCACTGGAAAATAGTGTCCAGAGTCACTTGCGCCGCCTTACACGGAGAATCAGTCTTCTTCGATCTGTTTGTTCAGGTCGAGAAGTTCTCTTTCAGCCATTGCGAGTCCTTCAATTATCCCGCAAGACCTTGAGTATTCCTCAAAATTATTACAACCGCCAGTACTAATGTGATCGGCTCTCTCATTCATTATGATCCGTATCTTGTCTTTTAGTACCTTGAGAGCATTACTGCTAAATATCTCACTCACGGTCACGCTCTCTTTCATCAATCATCTGTTCACGCTCAATTTCCCTTCGGTCGATCTTATCCTCGACCTCCCGTTCGCGCTCATCAATCATTATTTCCTTGGCGATCTGCACCCCAAGTTTAGCTCCTTCGAGTTTATCCTTGGATGCTATCTTGTTTGTTTCAAGCTCTTCCCTGGTGTTGGTCTCGGCAATCTTGACACCGAGTTTCGCCCCTTCAATCTTCTCGTCAGCGGCTAGTTTTTCGCGCTCAAGGTCATCCTTGGCCGCCGCCTTCTCAAGATCAGCATCGATCTTGGCCTGATCAATTTCTTTCCTGTCAGCAACTTTCTGGGCCTCAAGTTCAAGCTCAGCCTTCTGTAACTGCATAACCGGGTCTTCCTGTTGGGCCGCCATCTGTTCGGCTTCAGCTTCCTGAATAGCTTTTCCTGTTAACTGGTCAGCAGCAGGGGCTACAAGCTGGGACAAACGATACTCAATGTCTTCCGGCAGGCTCTCATCAGGCGGTGGCAACGGCACACCAAGTTCTTTTTCGATATCCTGACGATACTGGAACGCCACATGTTCAGATATATGAGAGCTTAGCGCCCCCTGTTTAGCGTCTGCATCCGGCGATATATTAAGCATTTCGGCTATTTTCGGGTCGTTCATGGCCGCTAAATGCACTTGCAGGTGCGCCGCATGATCTTGATATATAAAGGCTTTTACAGCTTCTCCGACCATAATATTCATATTTTCCGACACCGGATCGGTTGGTTTGATGTCGTCTTCGCTTGGTACGATCTTGTCTGCGTCCCTGATTCCAAGCACTTCCAGCATCTGGCGGTGCAAAAGGGGCAGGTCATACATCTGCGGAGCCTGTGCAGACAACTGAAGCGCTGCCTGATACTGCATAATCCGCTGCGCCATCGTGCCAGAGTTGGGGTCACTGACCGGAATTATGTCTACCCGGTCATCAAAGTCCTCGGCAGTGATGGCATTCTCTTTGCTGCCGTAGGGATACTCCGTTGGCCCGTCTTCCTTGACGATATCGCATAGAATTTTAAGTTCTATCTTCATCGAGGCATGAACACGGGCCTGAACAGCGCTCAATACCTTCATTTCACGCTCAAGCAGCGCCAATGTTGTTCCAACTGGCGCTTCACCGTTGATATCAGCCGCTTTTACGTCGGCTGCGGAGGCAAAACGCCTGCCGTCCTGCACAATTTCCTGCAACATCTGGTGAAGTACAGCAGATGGCTCTTTATAGGGTAAAAAAGTGATATTGTCGCGGATTACGCCGCCGGGAACGTCCACATCGCGGAATTCTCCCGGCATTATGGGCGAATCATCGCCCTTAATTCGCAATCCACGCGCTTTTAGGCCGCCCGGAAGGTTTGCAAGCGTTCCTGCGTCAACTAATTGACGTAACAGGGAGGTTGCCGACTTGGTCAAGCCCCCAATCATGTGTACCAGCCCGAATCCGTAGAAGCCAAGGCCCGGTAAGTACTGGTAATGGACAAAATGTTGACGCTTTAGCTTTAAATCATCGTCCTCACGCCAGTTACGGCGGATGGCAAGTATCTTTGTTGATGACTTGTCAACAGTAATGACATAAGGCAACCCGATGTGCGTGGGTTCAGCGTTGTCCAAGTCCTCAAAGCCCGGAAGATCGACATCAACCATCATCTCAAGAAGGGTATGTCGTTGATCTACCTCATAATTTGGGTGATCTCCGGTGAGTTTGCTGTATTTGGCAGAGATTTCACTCTGGTCGGGGGCTGGTGCAGGCAATTCTATGTCTGCATAGAAGCCATCCCGTTGTAATTTCAGTACTTCGTTAGTAGTTTTCTTCATTACATGGGTGGCTCGCTCGCATGTCTGGAGTTCCACCGCCCCGTAGCTCACTACAAAGTCTTCGGCAGGGACAAACATCGAGCATGGCCGACCCATGCTGGGGTCGTAATACACTTTTCTGAAAGCTGAGCCTGCAATCGGGAGAGAGAAAAGCAATTTTTCCGTTTCTCCACGGTATTCAGTCATTTCAACCGTCATCAGGTAGTTCAGGTAGTCCTGCACCCGCTCTGCCTGCTTGGCCTTCTCGTCAGTGATCTCACCCATGATGGTAGTCTTGGCGGGGCCACTGGCAGGGAATATCTCCATGATGGTCTGGGACTGGAACCTGACCACCGCCTCGGAAAGGAGTGGGTGAAAAACACCACACGCCCCGTCCCACGGGGTAGTCCTGTCTTCAAACCGCATTCCCAGCAGATCGAGTCCCTTGATATAGGACTCTTCCCAGTCATGACGACTTTCCTTGTCGGCGTCGTAAAGAGCGACCAGCTCGCTGCCGAGCCTGCCCAGTTCTGACTCATCCATGAACTCCACAAGGTTAGCACCGTGTTCGGCGACATCTTCCTCATCTGTGAAATCCATAAACAGGGAACTCTCGTCATCAGAGATAGAAACCGCATCGGGGTTTATTATCTCTACCTCGATCTCTTCCTCTATGCCTGCGCCCGCAGGATACATGGCCTTTTCTATTGCCACTACACAACTTCCCTGAACTGACCACCTCTAGTTGCAGCGCCCATACCACGGGCTGTAATAGTCTTGGTCTTGGGTTCGCCCATGTTCAGGTTAATAGCGGTAGGAGAAAGAGCGCGTCCCCCTTTGCTTCTCTTGAGGCGCTTGTTGCCTTTATCCATCGTGCCGACAGCCGCATACTTGCGGCGACCACTGGCTTTCTCCATGCCTTCACTTTCCTTGCGGCGGCCTGCCATTCCACCCTTGGCCTTCTTGATCATCTTGCCGGTAAGGACATCCTCTCCCATCGCCATGCGTTTATGCTGGTTAATGTCAGGAGACAGCGTAGCCGCCTTACGGCTGGTACGCTTAGTCTTGGAAGTGGTCTTTTTCTTGCGGTTGCGTTCACCCAAAGACTCATCGAGTCTGGCGTTATAGCCCTGTTTCTTCATATGAATTTCGCTCCTTTCTTCTTACGGGAAATCCTGCCGCCGGTTTTAAATCCAACACGGCCACCGTACTGCCGACGAGCCCCTGCAAATAATCTGTATGGGGTCATCTCTCCACCCCCCCTATTAGCTGGGTTGCGCTGATCGGTATGATAACCCTCCATTTGTGCCAAAAACGCTTGTCCCTCGGGTGTTTGCGACCACTCATAATTACTCCTAGCTCGATCCAGACGAGGTTGCATCGCCTCCAGCTCTGGCCCCAGAGCCGCAACCCGACGCTCAACCCCGCTCATGTCTGGAACGATGCCACCTATCTCCCGACCTAGTCTTTGGCGCATTCCTGGCCTCTGCGCTGGTATCCCACGCATTTGGGCAGCAGTCATTGCTGGTACAGCCCCTGCTCTCTGGGATGCTGCTCTCGCTGCCAGCACTCTTTGATTTCGATTTGGGTCTGGCACCACCGGCGGCCTGCCCATGCCCATAGCACCACCGTACCGGTAGCCCACTGCCTCACGGCGCAGTCTGGCCATCTCGTCACGGGCATTACGCTCGCGGGAACCAACCCGTGATAACTGGGCGCGTCTGTCCCGACGTTCAGCCGCATCATGTGGCCGTCTGGCCCTGACCCGGCGCAGCTCATCGGCTGCATTGTCCTGTACCCCGATAACCCGTGCTTCTTCATCGCGCAGGTTCCTTCCGCCTCGGCGGTAGCCCTTGCGTACTCCACCGCCGGGCTTATTGGCGGTGCTTTTAAAATATCTTGGCATAATCTTGACCTTTAAATTTAGTGGGAGGTTGGAGGCGGCCCTTTATCGGCTCGCTTCTTCACAGGGAATTCAATGACTTCCCACTCATCGGTTCCTTCCCGCTGAGCAGAAGCATGGTAACTATGCTCTAAACCGGCAATAGCCTCCTGAACCTTCGTGTATATACCATCAAGGATCGGTGGAACCTCCTGACGAGGCCAGCTTTTCGGGGCTATCAATCGTTTAGGATATTTCTTTCTATGCTCTCGGCTTAGAAATATAGCTTCCTCTGCGCTTAACTCAAAACCAACAGTGGCTTCATTTGAGCTAAGCGTTACCACAAATGTATCAATTCGCTTGTGTATTCTCTTTGGTTTGACAGGAGCAACAGTCTCTTCGTAGCGCTCCAGCGTAACATAGGGGAAACAGTTACTGTGGTATTGGTGATCATGCCTGAAGGTAAAGTTATTACGTTTCAGGTCATTAACGCACATATCAATGATTGCCCCCAGAATATCATCATTACCGGCAAGGGCTACACCACAACTGGCTTGTTTCCTCTGGTCTTGTTCTCTTTGGTTATTCAGCTCTTGTTGAACTTCTTCTGGCAACGAATCAAAATCAACCTTCTCATAACCTGACGCACCGAAGATACCCAACTTTGCATCTGCTGGGCCTTTCCCAAAGGTGCTCTTTGAGTCCCAAAAATCTTTAACCCACTTCTCATACTCGTCGTCAGTCATAGCGACTCCCGGTTAGTGTAAGGCGGCAAGTGGCGAACATCTTCTAGCGTTCGGTCGAAGCCCATGTTAACAGTATGGGGCCACTTGCCTAGCACCTGATTAATCAAGTGCCTAATAAAATATTGTCTAATGCGTTCTGTGCCGGGTGGGAGCGGCTACTTGCTGGGTTCCGATAGATTAACCCGTGGAATTGCACCACTATTACACTCCCGTAAACTTAGTAGTAATCAGCCTTTCTGGTCAGTTTTGGTTCGTCATCTGCCTCGTCACTGCCGAGGCTGAGGAACCCACCCTGTCTGAATCTGAGTAATGCCTGTGTCGATGAATCTACAAGGTCGTCATGTTCTCCTGCCGGAAAAGCCGCGAATTCGTTAATTACGTCCTCGGCAAATCGGGTTTCAGGACACCAGACAACGCCTGATGCGAACAAGTCAGCAACAGCGTTTACCCGCGCTATCTTGTCGTTGCCCCGTGTAGGGGTGAATTCGGAGACCGGAATGCCCATTGCCCGTAACTCAAATATGAGCGGGGTTCCCGCTGCCTTGGCCTCAACGATAAAGGCATCGGGTTTAACGTCCTGATACATCTCGTAAGCTACTTTCTTGAGTTCAGGAAATTCGAGGCGTTCCTTGTAAGCATCCAGAAGGATGATGTTCGGTGTGGTAGTGCCTTCATCGTCAGGGGAATAGAAAACCCCCCATGTGGTGCAGGCCGAGTAGTCAGCCCGTTGGGTCTTGAGAAAAGCGGTATCCCATGATTGGATCACGAACTCGCATTGGGGCGGGGATTCCTTCTCCCATGTCCTCCACCACTCCTTCTTGACCAGCGCCCCCTCCTCAGAGGTGGGATTCTGCTGGTATTGCGCGTTCCACTTGGCCGAGGGAAGCTCGGCCTTGAGTGAGTCCAGCTCCTTCAGGCTCCAGAACTCAGGCCACAGGGAATTGCCCGAAGGCATAATTGCAGGGAATTCAATGACTTCCCACTCATCAGTTCCTTCCCTTTGAGTCGAAGCCTTGATTATCTTCCCTGTCAGGTCGCGCATGTGCCACCGTGTCATCACGATCACAATAGCGCCACCGGGTTGTAAACGCTGGCGAGGGCCGGAGGTGTACCAGTCATACGTCTTGTCAAATACCGAGGGATCAATACTTTGACCTTCCTGCTCACTATGAGGGTCATCAATGATAAGCAGGTCTGCACCTTTACCAGTAACAGCTCCCCCAACCCCGATAGCAAAGTATTCGCCACCTTGATTGGTACTCCAGCGCCCAGCCGCCTTGGAGTCAGCCCTTAATGCCAGCTCTGGGAAAACCTTTTTAAAATCCTCGTCATCAACGAGGTTACGCACCTTGCGCCCGAATCCTACTGACAACTCAGCAGTATGGGCGGTCTGGATCACCTTCTTCTCAGGATACTGACCCAAGAACCATGCAGGTAACAGGTAAGAGGCAAATTCACTCTTGGTATGCCGCGGCGGCATATTGACAATCAACCGCTTTAAATCGCCATCAGCGATACGCTTGAATGCCTCAGCCATAATCTGGTGGTGGCGCCCCTCAATGAAGGCAGGCCACATGTGTTTAACGAAATCCAAGAACCCAGCACGGGACTTTTCCCGCCGTTTGGCGGTATCCAGTGAGTCAAGCATATCAAGGATTTCTTTCTTACGGTCTACAGGAAGCCCATGAATACGGGCCTTCAGGGATGAATCGATAGTTAAAGCCATATATTTCCCTATACGTTAACTAACGGTACGTTTAGTAACTGACTGTTAATAACGGAATTTTTCATCCCAGAAAAATTCCATTTACCCAACCTCGTTATATATCGTAACGTGAATACTCGTTTGCTAAAGTCGGAAATACGATAATTGTAGCATATCGTACCTATTGACACCGACAAGTCAAGAGTTACAAGTTACAAAAACCAATTTTTTTTGCAAAAAATTTTTTTGGCATATTCGGGCGGGCGCTTCCCTGTAAAAAAAGGAGTAAGACAGATCACAAAAGAGGTGTGAGAAGTTACGTTTACTGAAAAGTTGGGAATTATATGAGCGGAATAGTATGTATATATAACGAACCGATTGTTGGCTCCGGGGGGGGGTACTGTCATAGATCGAGTGTTATGAGAC